GAGCGGGCCAGCGCCGTATTGGATGGTCGGCGTGAAGTTTGGTTACGGATACAAAAACACTTACACTTGAGCGATGATGAACTACAACAGTATTTTAACCCGAAATAGGAGGTAATATGCCAAAAGATATGACAGCATCAGAAATTCTTATGAGGCAAGGCGCAGCCAACAGTGTTGCAAGACAAACACAAGAGGCGGAAGAAGCTAAAAAACGAAAAGCTAAAAGAGAATTAGAGCGGCAACTTCAAGGGGCGGCAAACAGTGTAGCGAGACAAACACAAGAGTACAATACTAAGAAAAATAAAAATAATTGATTGAATAAAGAAGAAATTATAAATTATTTCAACCCGAAATAGGAGATAATACAAAATGTCTGAAGCAACAGGGTCCGAAGCATCGGGCAACCCCGGCGGTTCACAAGAAGGCGCACCGGCACCGGACACATCCAACGTTTCACAAGAAGGCGCACCTACGGGGGTTGCGCTACAGCAAGAGGGTCAACCATCCGGTCACTGGTTGGATAACGTTCAAGACCCGGCGACACGGGAATGGGCGGAAGCTAAAGGCTTGCGGAACGCGCCTATCGATGCTGCGCTAAGCAGCTACCATAATTTAGAGAAACTCATGGGCGCGGATAAAGCAGGGCGCACGGTTGTACTCCCTGGTGATGATGCCACCCCTGAACAACGCGCCGAGTTCTTCAACAAACTTGGTCGGCCTGAAGCGCCGGATAAGTATAGTGTTGCATTACCTGAAGGCACCACCGATACAACGCGCCTCGACATGATGCGCGAAGCCGCGTTCGAGGCGGGTATTACGGACGCGCAGTTGGCGAAGTTGGCCGAGGCCGATCAACGGTACATTGAGACGGCCATACAGAGCCAAGCCGATGAGAGCGTTATCTCTGCCGCTGATGCAGAGTTGCAACTCAAAAAAGAATGGGGTGCGGCGTATGATCTGAAGGTAGCCGGTATCGATGTTGCGGCCTCGAAACTCGGTTTTACCGAAGATCATCTGAACGGTCTTCGTAACGCTATGGGGCCTGTCGAAGCGATGAAATTCGTTGATAACCTGAATACGAAAATGGGCGACCATAATTTCGATGAGGGTGATGATACGATGATAAATCATAAAACGCCGGCTCAAGCGAAACAGGAACTAAGCGAGTTAACCATGAATAAAGACTTCATGGACGCTTGGACGGATCGATCCCATCCGGGTCATGCCGCTGCTGTTGAGAAGAAAGCCGCACTTGCCCGGTTGATCTCAGGTCATGTTTAAACACTTTAGTTAGGAGTAAACGCTATGGCGTTAGGAAAGAGTGGGGCTGAAGAAGCCTTAGATGTTGTCAAAGACACAGAAAAATTTAAAGACCGTCTCGCTGAATTAGCGAAGATGGAGAAAAACGCCAAAGCAGCTTTGCAAAAAAGCACGGAAACTAATAAACGTGTTTTTGCCGAGCAAGACGCAAAGGTTAAAGAAGCGGATAAATATGTTGCTGATGCGAAAGAACGCGCCAAACAAATTGAAGCCGGCGCTAATCAAGCATTAACCACGGCGCAGAAACTTGAAGCGGAACTGGCTAAGAAAGAAAAAGACCTCATCAAGCGTGAAGATAAGGTCCGTGAAGCTGCGGCTGTCGTGAAGCAACAGAAAGAAGAACTGCAAACGGATCGCGCCGCACTGATTGAACAAGTCGCGCAATTCAAAAAAGCCGCAGAGGCCGCGTGTAACGGTATCGTTTAAACATGGCGGTCGAAGGTTTAACGGATCGTTCTGCAAAAGTTGGACACCACCTTGATGGGGAGTTAATCACCTATTCTGATGGTTCCACGGGTTTTGTGCAGACAACTAGGCCATATACTTTAAGCAGTTCAGCTAATAGTACAACAACACCACTAACGGGGGGTGCGACTTTTACCGGTGTTGGTGAGTTGAACTTTTTAAGTGACGTTATGGTGTCTTGCCAAACCGATGACTCAGGCACCTTGTATTTTGACTTCAGCGTGGATGGAACAAATTGGACGACATTTCCGGTCAATGGCTTTACGGTTGCCAGCGGTATTCATGAATTTCATACGGCGGTTAAAGGGCCGCGATATTTTCGTGTCCGTCTAGTTAACGACAGTGGGGCGCAATCTTATCTAAGACTTTACACTTACTTCGGTACTTTTAGACAAGGCAACAGCCCTCTCAATCAAACCGTTAATCTTGATACGGACGCTGCCCACGTCAGGCCATCGGATTTTCAAGATGAGGTGAGAATTGGGCGGCGGAGTGGTGTTACAGGTTGGACAAAGTTTGGGTATCGTTCTAATTTGACGGGCACAGCGGGCGAAGAAACTGTCTGGGCCACCACTGGTAATTTTACACCAATGACAGCCGCTGATACGTTTAACATTGCGTATGATGGGACAAGTGGCGGTAGTACGGACGGGTCGGGCACAACGGGCGCAACACAACTAACATTTTATTATATTGATGCAGACGGGAATGAGGCTATTACCGCCCACAATCTTGGAACGGACGGGACCGATACGACAAGTTTTACTGGCCTTGGAATTAACCGTCTTACCGTTTCGGCAAGCGGGACTAATGAAGCTAATGTAAGCGCGATTACCATCACAGATACAAGCGGCGGCACAACCCAAGCGATAATCCCTGCAGGGGAATCCGTGACACAACAATGTATTTTCTTTGTCGGGTCAAATCACGACGCTGTAGCGAAGTTTTTATATTTGCACGTCAATAAGCCCGGTGGTGGAAACGCGTCGGTTCAAATCAAAGGTTATGCTTGGAATCGTGCTATCGCAACAACATTTGAGGTGTTTCGCACAACCATTGACACCAGCGTGGAGACAACCGAAACGCTAAACGACCCCATTGGGTTTGCCCTGAATCCGCAAGATGTTTTATTTTTTACGGCGAACACAAGCACAAATGCTGCCGAGGTTGTCGTTCGATTTAGTTTAAATCACTACCGGAGGGTATAAATTCAAAAATGTGTTGCATTTAATTGTTGTTTATGTAAATAATTGAGTAAGCACACCATAAGGTGTCGAACAGGTCTGTCTGACAACCCGTAAGGGCCAGCGAACGACCCTAGTAGTGGCCCCAGAATTCTCTGGATAAGCCTACAGCTTTTTGTTTAATTTTGACAGAAAGAAGGGCAAATCCATGTCAAATGAAATTTTGGACTGGTCAGTAATTGACTATAAGTCCACCGTGGAAGCGTTGCTCCAGCAACGTGGTTCCAAATTTCGTGCGGCTGTTATGGAAGACAGTTATCACGGAAAATCTGGTAAAGCGGTCAATCAAATTGGTCCCGTCAACGCGCAAAAGCGCACCACACGTCACGCCGACACGCCGCTTATTGAAACGTCGCACGACGCCCGTTGGGTGTTCCCTTCGGATTATGAATGGGCTGACTTGATCGACACTCAAGACAAACTCCGCACCATTGCTGATCCGACTTCTCCGTATGCCATCAATGGCGCAATGGCTATTGGCCGCGCAATGGATGATGTTATCATCACCGCTGCAACCGGTACGTCATTGACGGGCGAAGATGGAACGACCTCGACGGCGTTCCCCGCCGCGCAAACCGCCGCTACGACATCCGGTGGTCTGACGATTGCCAAACTGCGTGAAGCCATGCAGTTGTTGATCGCGGCGGAAGTCGATGTTGATAACGAGCCGTTGTATTGTGCCATTGGCGCACAACAGCATGACGATCTCTTGGGTGAAACCCAAGCGGTCAGCCTTGATTACACCAATAAGCCGGTTTTGGTTGATGGTCGTATTCGGGCGTTCATGGGTTTCAACTTCATCGATAGTCAGCGGTTGGCTCTTTCCGGCACGGATCGCACCGTTATTTGTTGGGCGAAATCCGGCCTTCACTTAGGAATTTGGGACGATATCGATGTCCGAATTTCCGAGCGCAGCGATAAATCCTATTCGACGCAAGTGTACGTTAAAGGCACTTTCGGGGCGACCCGCGTTGAAGAAGAAAAAGTCGTTGCCATTACTTGTTCGGAGGCTTAATCATGGCTGTTGTTAACCTTGTAGGTTCTCGGGTCCTGACCCCCAACGCACAAACTCCCGCTGTTATGGGAGCGCCCGGCACAGGTGGTGGTGCTGTTCGGAGTTGGACCGAAACGGTGGAAACGAACGCCGATGATAGTCAATCTTCGACGTATCATCTTGCATCGTTGCCGTCGAACGCTCGTATTCTGGGTATGTCCAAAATCTATTGGGATGATCTCGGAACAGGCGCGGCGACCATCGATGTCGGTGTTTATAATCAGTCCGGTAAATCCGATATCACGGATGACCCGGATGCTTTAACCAACGGTATTGACCCCACGTCGGCCGGCTCCGCTGATCTTATCAACGAGAAAGCAGATATGGGTATTCAACTCTGGGACCACGCCACCGGAACGGTTGATCCGGGTGTGACCCTCGATATCAAGGCCGTACTGGCTGACGGTGCGATCACCGCTGTCGGCACAATTACGGTGGAAATCCTTTATACGCTCGACTAAAGGGTATTGGGTGGGGTATAAAAACCCCACCCACAACCGTATAAAGGGGGTGTCCGTTGTTCGATCATCCGACAGGCTCTACACCGAAAAAAGTCGCTATTATAGCCACAGGGCCATCCCGTAACGATTATCTCAATATCCTTGCCTCTAACACGCCTGATATCTTAGATATCGATGAGGTTTGGGGTGTAAATACGGCCACCAACTTCACCCGTGTTGATGTCACTTTTTTTATGGACGATTACGCGGCCATAAAAGGCCACAGCCTAGTCCATCAAAAAGTTTTTGAAAACGCTAAAGAGCCGATCATTACTTCGGTTCCCCGTGATGGGTGTCCTACGGCTGTAGCGTACCCGTTGGCGGATGTGTTAAATATGAACCCTAACCGGGCGTTCTTGAACCACTGCGTTGCCTATATCTTAGCTTACGCCGCGCTACTGAAGGTTGAAGAAGTTTGTGTTTTTGGTGCGGATTATTTAGCCGCCGCACAACCGTATGGGGATAGCCGGGTCCACTGGCAACTACCCTCACGGTTTTTAGGTTGCGCTGGTTATTGGGCTGGTTTTTGTGAAGGACGAGGTACAAAAATCATCGCCACACCGAATAGCCCGTTCCTCGATGCCGATGCGATACCAGAAGAAGAACTTTACGGGTATTTGATAAAACCTGTTATACGCCGGGAGGGTGAACCGGTTTCGTAATTCACCGACACAACGTTTAAACAGCAAGGAAAGAAGTTATGGCTAACACACAAATCGACATTGCTAAGACGGCACAAGTTAAAGATATCACGGACAGCGCAACTGGGACGGTTACGAACGATGTTCGTGTTATTATTGCAGCCGATACAACGACACTTGAAGCTGTCGTGTCTTTGCAAAACATTATCGCGGCTCTGGTAAGCGATCAAATCACCATCCAAACCTCGTAAATAGGGGTGACGCATGGCTGATGATGTCTCTATCTGCAATCTAGCCTTACAACGGCTTGGCGCTAAGTCTATATCTTCATTAACCGAAGATAGTACGGCGGCGCGGGCTTGTAATCGGGTGTATGAACATGCCCGAGATAGCGAACTACGGGCGCACCCTTGGAGTTTTGCACGGAGACGCGTTCAAGTGGCTGCTGACGCTACGGCACCAACTTTTGGTTTTGCTAAACGATACCAGTTACCTTCGGATTATCTTCGTATACTACCGACGAACGGTTATGATGGTTCGTCGGTCCAAGATGATTGGCAGATCGAAGGTCGTTTCATTGTCACCAATGATGCGTCACCAATAAATCTCATTTATCTCAAGCGTGTCACTGACGAAAATGAGTTCGATGCGTTGTTCACAGAGTTGTTGGTTTCTCGCATAGCTATGGATATTGCGGAGAAGATAACGCAGTCGAACAGAAAGAAAGAAGAAGCCATTGTACGGTATAACGATGCGAAAAAAGAAGCGCGTCGTGTAAACGCATTTGAAGCGCCCCCCGGTGAATTACCGGAAGATGGTTGGGTAGCAGCGAGGCGATAATTGTCTAAAGTATCACCAATACAGAATAATTTTAATGGGGGTGAGATATCCCCGCTTTTGTATGGTCGTCCTGATGTTGACCGCTATAAAACGGGTCTGAAGACTTGTTTAAACTTCATACCTCTTATCCAAGGTCCGGTAGAACGGCGTCCGGGTTCGGTGTTTGTGAAAGAAGTAAAAGATAGTTCACTATCGACGCGGATTGTTCGTTTTGAGTTTTCTACAACCCAGGCTTATATCTTAGAGTTTGGCAACCTTTATATCCGTTTCTATAAAGACAACGGTGTTATTCGAACGAGCGGAACGAACATCACCGGGGCGACCCAAGCCAATCCTGTTGTCATTACTGATACCGCGCACCCTTATGTCAATGGTGATGAATTATATATTCAGAACGTTGGTGGTATGACGGAGTTGAATGATAAATACTATCGTATCGCTAATGCCGCTGCGAATACTTATGAGTTACAAGACATAGGCGGTACGAATATTGATGGAACAGGCTTCACCGCTTACACATCTGGCGGTACGGCGGAAAACACCGTGGAATTGGCGACTACTTACGCCACGGCGGATTTATTTCAACTTAAATTCGCGCAAAGTGCTGATATTTTGTATGTGGTTCACCCCAATTATAAACCCCGTAAGATTTCACGTTCGTCGGATACGAATTGGTCTATCACCGATATCACTTTTTCCGATGGGCCGTTTTTGAATACGAACACGGAAGTAACTAAATTAGGTTTATCCGGCACCAGTGGTTCGGTGACGGTGACGGCTTCGACAACGGTCACGACAACGATAACAGGTGCAACCCAGGCTGATCCGGTTGTCATTACAAGTGCGGCACACGGTTATGAGAATGGCACGGTAATCCAGATCAATAATGTCGTTGGTATGACCGAGTTGAATGGTAACTTCTATAAGGTCAAGAACAAGACCACCAATACTTATGAGTTAACCGACACCAGTGACGTTGACGTAGACGGCACCGGATTTACCGCTTATTCTTCAGCCGGTGATGCGTCCCGGCCTATGTTGGGTATTAACGACGATACCGGTTTTCAATCGACTGACGTTGGGCGTCTTATCCGTTGGGAAGACCCTGCAGGAAATTGGACCTTCTTAACGATCACGGCTGTCACTAATTTAATAACCGTAACGGCGGCTATTGACGGACCCGATGCGTCAGCAACCACGGCAACAACTTCGTGGCGACTTGGGGTGTGGTCTGACACTACGGGGTATCCGGGTGCCATAACCTTCCATCAAAACCGGTTAGTGTTTGCCGGTCCCCGTGATCTACCCCAACGTATTGATATGAGCCGTACCGGTGATTTCGAGAATTTTGCGCCGACAGAACCGGATGGCACCGTTGTCGATGATAACGCGGTAACGGATACTCTTAGCGCGGATACCGTCAACGCTATTCGTTGGATTGCAGATGATGAGAAAGGCTTATTGTCGGGTACTGTCGGTGGCGAGTGGTTAACACGACCTTCGGACTCTGGAGCCATTACAACGCCGGCTAACGTTCAAAGTAAGCGATCTTCAGCATATGGTAGTGCTAACATCACACCGATACGCGCTGGTCGTGCTATTATATTCGTACAACGCGCATTGAAGAAGGTTCGAGAACTCGCCTATGTGTTCGAGGATGATGGTTTTCGCGCACCTGATTTAACACTCATATCGGAACATATTAGCCGAGCCGGTCTTGTCGAAATGGCCTATCAAGCCGAGCCTCAAAGCCTCATTTGGTGTTGTCTAGCCGATGGTACATTGATCTGCCTCACTTATGAGCGCGATCAAAAAGTTGTCGGTTGGAGCCGTCACCGTGTCGGCGGGGTGAGTGACGCCGGCACAACTCAAGCTATTGTCGAAAGCGTTGCCGCTATTCCTAATTCTGCAGGAACGGCGGATGAATTATATTTGATTGTACGCCGACGAATTAACGGATCAACAGTTCGTTATATTGAATATCTCAAACCCCATTGGGACGAGAGTAAAGATCAAGAGGATGCGTTTTTTGTGGATAGTGGGTTATCGCTGGACAGTCCGTTAACCATCACGGGTATTACCCAAGCCGATCCTGCCGTTGTCACGATAGCGTCTCACACTTTCACCGATGGTGACGACATCCGTATTACTGAAGTTAAGGGTATGACGGAAGTGAATAAGGTGTCGTATATTGTCGGTGGTGGTACGACAAACACCTTTGAGTTATTCAGTAACGTCAGGCAAACTACGACCATCACCGCGATAACGAAAGCCAACCCCTGCGCCATCACCGCGCCGGCACATGGATTGACTACAGGGGATAAGGTTGGAATTTTTGATGTCCTCGGTATGACGGAATTAAATGGAAACCGTTACACCGTTACCGTTACAGATGCTGATAATTTCACAATCAATGTTGATAGTACTGGTTTTACTACATACACCGTCAGCGGCACAATCCGACACGCCATTAACAGTTCGGCTTTTACGGCTTATGTTTCTGGGGGCGAGGCCAGGGAACGATCCACGACGATCACGGGTCTGGATCATTTAGAGGGTCAAACAGTTTCCGTGTTAGCGGAAGGGTCGGCTCATGCAGATAAAACTGTGTCAAGTGGTTCTATAACGTTAGACCGTCCCGCGTCTAAGGTCCATGTGGGTCTACAATATAATTCCGATCTTGAGACTTTAAGGCGCGATGAGGGGGCGCGGGATGGAACATCGCAAGGTAAACTTATACGATTTCACCGTATCAATTTACGTTTTCTTAATTCGCTTGGTGGATTTGTTGGCCCGGATGAAAATAACTTAGATGAACTCGTATTCCGTGAAGGTGGTGATCTCATGGATAACGCCGTCCCGTTGTTCACTGGCGATGTAGAGGTTGAATGGGACGGTGAATATTCTAAAGAAAGTCTGTTCTTTTATCGTCAGACACAACCATTTCCAATAACGCTTGAAGCGTTCATGCCGCAAATGGAGACACAGGACCGAGGTTAATGTTTGCTGTTGTACCTTTTACCCCCGCGCACTTGGGGATGATAAAATTACAAAAGTTGCAGATGCAATTAAGTGATTGGGTCAGCCATGAACAGGCTAGTGCTTTGTCGCAATACCCAAGCTACACGGCATTTGATGATGATACACCATTAGGCGCTGCGGGTATTGTGCCGTTATGGCAAGGTCGAGCGCAAGCTTGGGCGTTTTTATCTGAAATGGGACCAAAGAATTTCTTGCGGTGTCATTACGCCGTGAAAAAGTTTCTTGATGGGTGCTACGTCAACCGTTTAGAAATATCCGTTGATTGTGATTTCCCTCAAGCCCATAAATGGGCTAAGATGTTAGGGTTCGAAATGGAATGTGAACGTATGAAACAATACAGTCCTGACGGTCAGGATTGTGCTTTATATGTGAGAGTTTTGACATGAGCGGCGGTGAGATACTACTAATCGTAGGAACTGCGGTTTCTGCTATAGGTTCGTTAGCGGCGGGGGCGTCTGCACAACGCGCGGCTAATACAAACGCTCAGTCGTTATTCAATGCCGCGCACGGAGAACGCCTAACGGCAATCGAGAACGCAAAACGGCAAAAACGTATCAACATGAAGGTACAAGGGGCTAATCGGGCGCTTGATCCAGACAAACTCGACCTCTTAGAAGACACCGCAATGGAACAGGCTTTGGTGGAAATGGATATTATACATGCCGGTGATGTTCGTGCTATCAACCTAGAAAATAGGGGTCGTATTCAGATAGCCGAAGGAAAAGCGGCGCGGTCGAAAGCGGCGTTCGGCGCGTTTTCTTCTATTCTTATGGGTGTTGGTGCTGGTGTTTCTGGTGGATTTTTTGGTGGTGGCAGTCCAGGCATTACAGGTACGGTAGGTGGCGCTGGTAATGCGGCGGGGCTGCCGCTTAATCTCCAAACAATGCTACCGGCTTAATTATTAGTTAAGGAAAAACAACATGGGTAATAAATTTACATCTTTTGATGCTGGCGCGGCGGCAGGACCGGGCGCACCGGCTATGAACCGTGTTGACGCTAACCCTGGTGCCGAGGCGCGTAGCGCCGGCGCGGCGATAGCCGACTTTGGGGTGCAGTTGGCTCAGGCTAAGAAACGAACTGATGACCGTAATGATACAGTCAACCGTTCTCGGGCTTATAATGAATACAACCGACTTGCTACGGATGAAGCGTTACGTCTAGAGACGGAGGGGGACGTAACCGATCCGACACTAACGCAAAAATATGGTTCGTTCTTGCAAGAGAATATGCAGAAACAACTCGATAACCATGTTGGCTCACCTGAGAGTTTAGCACGACTTACCATACGGCTCGAAAGTATCCGTGCCAACGCCGCAAGCCGAATGGCGCGTAAGGTGACGCTGGCGGGGCGCGAAACTGTCCGTAAGGGTCTTTCAACAAACCTAACCGCAATCGCGGAAGACGCTGCACAGACCGGTGATCTTACTGACGCTTTTAAACGTGTTGATGATGAAGTAAAAGAGGCCGCGCAAGCCCTAACACCGGCAGAAGAAGAAGCGAACCGTCAATCAGGTCGTGCGGCTGTGCTAACACGGGTCTTCGATGAACACTTGGAGAATAGTAATACGGAAGCCGCGCGTAACCTGTTGGAGTTCCCGAACCTAGCGACAATCGTCGGTGATAAAGAGCATCGTCGGATGCGCCGGGAGGTCATTAAAATTGATCGGGCTGAACAAAAAGGTGTTCAAGAGGCCGAACAAGAAATAGCTAAATATATGACAATAATGAACATTAAGAAGAAAGAAGACCTAACTGACGTTGATAGAAAAGTTATAGCCAATTTCAATCCCAGACAGACTGCCGAACAAAAATACGCTGAGTGGATAGCTGGTTATAATAAAGCCGGACTACCTGAACCTTCGGCAGAAACTAAAGAACGTTTTCTCAATGGATTTAACCAAGCCGACAGCACACGAAGATTTACAGAGGCCGGTTCTAGGGGTGTAGCCGCGCGATTAGGACCTAAGATACTGACGGGTGAGGCTAGTGAACAAGATGTTGTGGACTTTATAGCCGCGACAACCGTGTTGGATAGAACATCAACTAAAATAGCTGCTGATGGTTCCGTAGTAACCATACCAGGGGTATTGAGTCAAACCACTAAGAACGCTTTAAATGAATTAGGTGTAAACTCAAGGGGTGAGTCTATCACACCATCAGATCAGCCTGGACCCAACCATAGCACAGACACAGCGCAAGGTGGTCCTGTTGTTGAGGGTGGTAAACCGTCGCTACTATCACCTAATTCGAAACCAATACCATTTGAGGAAACAGTTTTCGGTGCGTCTTTCTATGGTACGGGGCTTCTTTCGACAATCAAAAATATCGGCGCTGGTGTCCCCATACTTGGGGAGACAGAGTTTTTCCGTAACGAAAAAGTGGTTAAAGCACGGGAACGTTTAGTCCTCTATCAGAATGAATTGGTGTCTGTATTACGCACAGGTGAAAGAGCCGATAAAGAACGCATAGAGATAAAAGAAGAAACATCTATTGGTCCGAAAGATATAGAAAGCCCTCAAAGATTCCGAGATCGGTTGGCGTCGATTGATGAAGTTTTGGAGGTTAGAGCAATAAAAGCCTTGAAACGCGCTAATAGCAAAGAGGTAATGCCTGAGGAACAAAGAAAAGAACTGCGCGCGTTTTCTATCAAAGCGAGTATATTCCGAGACAAATTAGCGGTGCCGAAAGATTATGATAGTTTCGAGGACGCTCGTAAATCAGGTATACAACCCGGCACTATTATCCGCATACAGGGTCAATACGTAGAGTATCAAGGTAGTCAGAGATAATATGACTGGACAAATATTAACCAATGAACCTATAGATGCTCCGTTGATCGCGGACGCTGAAACCGCACCGGTGTTACCTGATGCTCAACCTTTAAGTGGTCTGCTTGAGGAGAATATCGAACAACCTGGGGATGATGTCGGTCAACAAGTTCCCTTACCCGCTAAAGCTAAAAAAGGTTCGAAGGGTAAGCCCGAACCTTTAGATTTTGCGAACAACCCTGACTTTAAACCGTTAGGCGCAGAACGGCCATCCGAAGGAAATTTAGATTTTTCTAAAAACCCTGATTTCAAACCCTTGGATGCACCCTCTATCGAAACCGGTGTTGAAGCGGGTATACAAGGTGGTGTTAAGGGTTTAGTTGAAGGTACATCCTTGAGCGCGGGGATAGCAGCGGGTGCGAAAGCCGGTGTCTTGGCTACCGCAGCAATTCCCGTTCCCGGCGCTCGTATTGTCGGTGGGACGTTAGGTGCACTCATGGGGGCCGGGCTTAGTATGTATGCCGCCCGAACCGCGTTAGAGCAACTAGAAAAAGTGGAATTACCTTCAGGATCGCCGCTTACTTTTAGCGACTTCGATGAAGTCCCGACTAAGAACCGCGTGGCCTTTGCTTTTGGGGAAACCGCTGGTAACGGTGCGGCATATATTACAGGCACCACGGCCTTCGCTAAAACAGGTGTGCGTGTGCTATCGGATAGTTTCGTAGGAAAAGTTGTCAATGGTATCTTAGATAATGCCGCTAAACATACTAAGGTATTTCTGGCTAAAGAGGGTGTAGCGGTCGCAGGATCGGCGGCGGGCGGTGCGATTGCTGAAGCGTTACTTCCTGGCGATAAACTCGCCCGTTTTGGTGGTGAACTTACAGGAGGTGTATTAGCCCCCGGTAAGAGCGCGATATCGGCTAGTGTGTGGTTACGGGGTAAAGTTTCACAATGGGTTAAGATTTTTTCCCGATCCGCTCAAGAAACAGAAGCTGCACGCATTATTCAATCCGCGTTTAAGGAAAGCGGCGATGATATCGTGCTAACAGCGAAATTGTTAGAGGATTCGCTTAGTGGTGTTCCAAAAACACCCGCTACGGTGGCCCAAACTGTAGCTAACGATGCAACTATCGGTCTTGAAACTGCCGTCGGAAAACTATCCCGAAGTGCTGAACTTGATGTTAATGACGCGGCTGATGCGTCTTATGAAGTTTTAAGGAAAACGGTAGAACTCTTGAAACGTGAAGGGAACCCGACAGCATTGCGTGAGGCTGCTACGGTACAATCGCGTTATTTCTTTACGGTGCTTAGTGATCGTGCAAACGCCGCTAAACTTGCAGCGTTAAAAGCCGCAGAGAAACTACCAGCTACTAACGCGAATAAAGCAGAGTTAAGCCGTCAAGCCTTTGAGGCCGCTGATACCGCGCTTACACAGAGCCGGGGGGTTGAGGCTAAGTTGTGGGAACTTGTACCAAGTGATATTGAAGGAACCAGTGCTAACATATTAAGGGCTTTTAAAGATGTACGAGCCAGTGTGTTGCCTCGTACTCCTGTTCCCCCATTAGTTAAGAAAACTCTTGAGGATATCGCGTCAGGTGAACAACAGGTAACCACAGGATTTTTAAAAACCTTTCGCTCCCAAATGTTAGCAGAAGCGCGTAAAGCCGCCGTGAACCCTGACAACGCCACTGATGCACGTTTCTACGGCCACTTAGCTGAAGCAGCATTAGAAGATATTGACACAATATTTAAAGGACCTAAATCCGGGGTATTACGCGCTGTAAATATAGATACTGAAGCATATGATACCGCAAGACGTTTTACCGCTTCTTTGCATGACGCCTTCACTAATTCTTATACAGGTAAAACTTTGGCAGAAGGCCGACAAGGTTTAAGACAACCCCCCGAAATCTTATTAAGTCGGGCTTTTGCCGGAGGGGACGACCTAGTTAAACATCGATTAGTTGAATTAGAAGAAAGCGTAAGGTTTCTTCCAGACATGCAACTAGGCGGTCAAGAGGCATTAGACAACGCACAACTGATGGTTGAGGCTCAAGAACGTTTCTTCTCAATTCTTGCACATGACACCGGATCATCTGGCGCTCAAAAAGTCAAATTTATGCGAGAATTTTTAAGAAAGCACCCCACACTTGCAAAACGTTTTCCTAATGAAACTAAATTCATAAAAGAATTAGCCGATGCTGAAGAAGGTGTTGTTAAAACATTAGACGCACTAAAGAATGGGACAAAGACCATAGAGAAACGTGCCGCTTTCGCTAGGTTCTCTCGAAATAGTAAATTTGAAAGTCCTGTAGATGCTATGGCGGGTGTGTTTGGTGGTCCTTCACCCTCTAGGGAATTAACCAGCCTCGCCAGGATGTCTGCGAAAAAAGGTGGTGAAGTACAAGAAGGTTTCAAAGCCACCGTTATCGACTACGCTATGAGGGAGGCTACTAGACCTGATAATTCGACTGACTTTGTTAAATTACGCAGACTATTAACCGAGCCGTTGTCTGCTGGTAAACCATCCGCCGTTCAGATTATGCTTGATAGCGGTGCCATGAACTCTGCGGATGTCAAGCAACTAACTTCAGTACTTGATATGGCGGATACCGTTCTTAAAGCGCAAACGCGGGGTGCGGCTGATGTAGTCATTGAAGAAGCCTCTGAAGGTTTTCAACAATTATTCATTCGAGCGCATGGCGCGAAAACCGCAGGAAAAATGTTTGGTGAAAGTGGTGGTGCACAACTTATTATCGCAGCGGGGGGTGCTAAACTCAGTGAACAGATTATCGCCAGAACACCTAACGCTAAAGTAGCTAAAATAGTCACCGAAGCTATGTTAGATAAAGAGTTGTTTATTGCGTTATCTCGTAAAGCCGTTAGTGACGTTGAAAAGTTTAGCGCAGCAATGGCGCTTAACTCTATTCTTGTGAGATTAGGTATGCGTCCGGTTACACCATTAGGTACTGCCACATTTGGTGCTGTCAATGACATGACTGAAGGGGGTGAACCTGAAGCTATGATACCTCTTGAACCACAACCCATCGGCGCTGACCCCGATATGAAGTTATAAGTTTACATTAACGTATACGAAGTTATAAAGGTGTAGTTATGACAATAGCAACAACCACAAGCCGAACAGAGACAGCCGGTGATGATATCGTTACCGAGTTTACGTTCCCATACCTGTTCTTTGCTGATGATGATCTCACTGTTATTGTCGTAACTGACGCTGACGGGTCCGAAGCCACGCAAACCCTGAACACGGATTACACCGTAGCCGGCGCAGGTGTCGCGGCGGGTGGTACGGTAACAATGACCACCGCACCGGCCACTGGTGAGACGCTTGTTATTCTTCGGCAAGAGCAATTCACTCAGGGGTTGGACCTCGTAGAAAACGATCCGTTCCCTTCCGATCAAGTTGAGGAAGCGTTAGATAAGTTGACGATGCTGTGTCAACAACTTAATACAGAGGTTAGCCGTTCCGCGAAACTCGCAGATGGTGATACGTCAGGCGCTAGTGTCACGCTACCCACCCCAACAGCTGACCAATTTTTAGTCTGGTCGTCAGACGGCCTATCTATTGTTAACGCCGCGGGGACTACAGAAGTCCCTGTGTCAACTTTTATGGAAACTTTACTGGATGATACCAGTGCTGCGGAAGGACGGACAACGTTAGGGTTAGGTGACGCCGCAACGGGAAACTTAGGGGTTGAAGTCCAAGCGTATGACGCGGATATTTTAAAAGCTGATGTCTCTGATCGTCGCACTGTAGGCCACCCTGCCGATTGGTATGACATCGGCGGTGGCAGCGCCACGACACCGACAGAAACGAGTGGTAGCAAAACGCTCGATCCTGACAATGGCGAGTTACAGCTTGTCGTTATCAACAACAGCACGACGATCAACCCGCCCTCGACGGATGATGATTGCGATATTTGGCTGACGATTGTGCAGGACAGCACCGGCTCTCGTTCGGTTACGTTCTCAGGCTGGAACGCCACTAAGTTACCAAATAGTAAAGACGCCGTTGACGGCACGGCTGACGCCGAAACTGATGTCCTTATACGGGTTCGTGGCAGCGTGAAGAAATACGGTATTTATCATAATGCTTAAAACTGCTTTTGCCACATGGCCGGAATTAACGAAGGGCCAGCTTTGTTCGATCATACCGGACGGCGCATTGCTTATGATGGGCGGTGGTTTCTCCGGCAACGTCATTGACGATAGCGTTATTTTTAATCGTCCTGACGCAGATTTTACGGAGTGGACACCGGCAGCAACGCCGACTTCGTTACGCGCTGGCTCTTGTTTCTTTTGGGCCAAACTCGACACTGTTGATACATCGACTGCAGACACATCGGCGCGTCATATCATTATGGCGGGTACGGATCGCATTTACTTCGGCAACCAAGCTGTTGCAAGCAAGGAGTATCGACTCACGGTTAATCTTCTGGGGAATAATTGGTACTCGCTTGACGACTTTAGGGATTTTACAGGCTGGTCTGCGTTTTATGTAAAGTGGGATGTAGACAATGGAACCGCATCCGAGCGTTTACGCGCGTGGATAGCAGACGGAACCAGTATCCGTGAAATTACTTGGGAAAACTCGCCCGCAATTACTGGTGCTGATTGTGATTTTAACGATACACAAAATCACCACTTAGGCACTAGAGCCGACACTAGCGGAATCCCGTTCAGTGGATACCTTGGACAGTTTGCTCTTATCGATGGCACAGGCTCGACGGCTATCACGGACTTTATCGAGCAAGACACAAACGGAAACTACGGGCCTAAATCAGACGCCACAATACAAGCCCTTACGTTTGGAAATCATGGCGTCTTTTTCAAGGACGGCACTGACATACAGGCGGGAACTGATACCAGCGGCAACTCAATGTCGATTACAACGACGAACGGCCCTGCTGCAGGCGCCGTTGTTTCCGACAGCCCGACGAACAGCAGTGATGGAGTAAGCGGCAATTATTGTGTATGGAATAACTTACTTAAAGAAGGCGGCACCTACGCATACGCAGAAGGCAATACACAAGCGACTTACACTTCGTCTACAGACGCGGGAATAGTGGGGACGTTAGGCGTTTCAAGCGGCAAATACTACATAGAGTTCACGGCGGGTAGCACTTTTGACCATTTTGGGATTGCTTCGGAGGCCGCATTGCAGGATTTAGTTTATGGGACGAACACAGGTGGGTGGACGGGGCTCGGAGGCGATGCTTACACTTACTATGCAAACAGCGGCGACAAGCGCAGCCCGTCCAGTTTAAGCGCCTACGGCTCGACCTTTGCGGCAACCGATATTATCGGAATGGCAATAGATTTTGACAATGATGCTATCTGGTTTTCTAAAAACGACACATGGCAGAATAGCGCAACGCAGAGTGAGATTGAAGCGGGTACGACAACGAACGCTGCTTTCACGGGGGTCTTGTCAGGTCAAACATGGTTTCCATTTTTCCATCCTTACACAAACTCAACTGTAGTCCTCAATGCGGGCCAAAAAACTTTTAGCGGAACTGCTCCAAGCGACTTCAACGCGATCAACTCAAAAACAATTGCAGATGCAACACCGCCTGATACTCCAGACTATACAGACGTATTCAATGTAGTCTTGGAGCAAGAGGGTTCATTGTTGGCGACACTTGCAACTGCACGATCTGGTTGGTCGTCTTGGGTTGAAATTGGAAAGAACCGTGACGCCACGGAAACATGGTTCGCGCGATTTAGCCACGACAGCAGCAACGAGCATTTCTGGGGTGGGTCTGGTGCCAGCAGTAATGCTGATTACCAAGCGGCACGAACACTAAGCGGTACAAATGAATGGACCGGGTTTGTTCTAAATGGAGACGCTACTGGTGTTGCTATCGGCTCCGTATCTCATACAAATGGCGCGAATACAACAGTCACACACAACCTCGGCAACACAGATTGCTGCATACTTTTATTTGACCGCGATACTGCTGGCTCTCGTCCTATTTGGATGTATCATCCTGAATTCAGCGCGGGTGATCTATTCGACATTACAACATATACCGCAGAAGTCGCAGACAGCGCGATTGAAAATGTCGGCGCAAACTCATTTGATATTGATACAGCGGAAGCCTCTGGGACATACGACTATATTGTTATGACACCGGATAGTGGTTGCATTTCGTTATCGTCAGCTACACCGAATGGTAGTACAGACGGTCCGGTTATATATAATGGTCTCTCACCGTTATACCTTTGGACCGTAGTTCGTAATAGTAATGGCGGATTTATTGTGTACGATTCCGCTTCCGAAACATACAACGCACTCTCTAATGCTGCCGGACTTTATATAAACACGGCACCTCCGGCTGTATCAGCCGACATTGATTTTTTAGCAACTGGACAAAAAATACGATCTACAGCAACCGCTTTGAACTGGAGTAGTGGCGACAAAATCGTTCAAGTGGTTTTTGGTTTACCGCTGAGTAACACAACATACGCATCAGGACAATCGAGGGCAAGATAATGTTCATACTCGAAGACAAAGATCATAACTTTATTCAAAACGCTTGGGTCAGCCGAAACGGTAAAGCCTTTAAGTGGTCAGACGGCACGGTATCTAACAGCCCGACCGATGGGACGGTACTGCACAATAGCGAAGGTGAAGTGGCCGAGCGGTTGCGTGAGGTCATTATCTCTAACGTGAACGAGCCGGGTGACGTTGACCAAGGCCACGGCACAACGAACTCTATTGGTGCCGCTTCTTATAATGCCGGTCAAGATCAGTGGGAAGCGCAACGCACGTTCGTTGCCAAGACCGCTCCGCCGCCGCCCGTTATGCCAACCATCATTTCATACGTTGACTTCGACGCCCGGTTTACCGACGCCGAGCGTGA